GGAAGACCACCGTCTGGTCGCCCGTGAACAGCCGTGGCGCCTGGTCCATGGGCATGGAGCCGTCCCGCAGGATCAGGGTTTCCAGGGGCCCCTCGTCGGCGCCGATCTTGCAGCCGAGGCTGTTGATGAGGCGCACGACGACCCGATGGATGCGCCGTGCCTTGCCCTGCGCGGTACCGTCGGCGGCGCCGGCGTCGATATCGACCGAGACCAGGCGGCTGATGAAGGGCAGGCCGATCTGCACGCGGCTGGCGGGGCGATCGAGATCGATTGTCCCGTCGATCACGATCCGGTCGGGATGCGTGGCCCCGTCGGCCAGCACCGCCACCGTCCGTCCTTCCAGGTGATCGAGCCCGCCGATCGAGGTCGCCGAGAAGGCCCAGCCTCCGCCGGCGATCGTGGCGAGCGGCGGAAAAGGCGCGGTGACGCGCGCTGTCGCATGTCGCGGATCCGCCACCGAGAGGATGACCGCCTTCGCGGTCTGCCGGGATCCGGTGGTCGCATTCCGGTAGCGATGATGGATCTCCCGGCCGATATCGCCCGGTTCGAACTGATCCGCGTCCAGCGAAAGCGAGAGCGTCGCGCCGATCGTCGTCGCGCTTCCCGCGATCGTCAGCTCCGGCGCTGCGTTGCCGTCATAGCTCAGGCCGCAATCCACGAAGAAGGCGGACTCATTGTCTTCCGGTCCGGCAGATTCGAAGCTGTATTCCATGTATTCGACATAGACCCGGGGCTCGCCGTCCACCGACCGCTCCACCGCCAGCCAGAGCTCGTCCTGGCTCGTCCCCGCGATGACCGCCAGTGATCGCGCCTTGTCGTCCGGCCCGCTCCATGGATGCTGGTGCCACCCAACCACGTCCTCGGCGCGGAGATAGGTGAAGCCGACCAGCTTTCCCGCTTCCGTGATGGTCCAAAGGACCGACCAGGGCTCCTGCTGATAGGCGATCTCGCGAATCCCGTCCCGCACCAAATGACGCGCCAGTAGCGACATTTCCGGCGAAGCGAAGCCGTCGGTCTGGAAATCGTACGCCATCTCGTAGATCTTGCGCTGCGCCCGCTGCACATAGAGCACCGCCTGGCTGACGCGGATCGCCTGGATGTCGGCGCTGCCCACCGTGGTCTCGCGCCGCACGGCGATATTGGTCGGCGTCAGGGCTTCGTTGAGGTTGCTGGCGGCCACATTGAACTCCGCGCCGACGGCGCCGACGATCAGCGACTTGCCGGCGCTCATCCATCGCACGGCGTTGACCCGGTCGTCGGAAATGGTGAAGTCGAGCGCATGGTCGTCGTTCACGGTGCCATCGCTTTGCGACGGCGCGAAGCTCTCATAGGCGCCCGATCCGGAACCCCACAGGGTCTGCGGCTGGTGGCGGGTATTGGCGAAGAACAGCCGCTCTTCATAGAAGGTGACACAGCTCGGCCAGCCCGTGGTGTCGGACCAGGCGCCGAGCCGCCAGCTCGCCACCGCCGTCGTGCCGCCGAAATCGGACTGCACGTCGGCCGTCACTTTCGCCGGACCGTTGACATCGGTGATCCTGGCCCAGCCCCATTGGCTGCTGTGCTTGACGCGGACCAGGCGTCCGATATCCGTCGGCGCGAACAGGTTGGCGGTGATGGTTCCGCCCGAAGTGTAGGCGTTGCTGAAGGCGGAACCCTGGAGCTCGATCACGCTGGCGCTGACACGCGTCACCGTCCAGCTGCCGTTCGCCTCGACGGTGCCGCCCACATTGGCGACGATGATCGGATCTCCGGTCTGCAGGCCGTGCCCGCTCACGGTCAGCCGGATCCGGCCATTGCTTCCGACGGCGCCGGTCACGGCCTTGCCGCCGGGCGCGGCGGTGATCGTGATGCCGCTGCCGGTCGTCGCGCTGGGGGCGAGCGTGATGCCGCCGCTATTCTCCTCGATATAGGGACCGTCCTTGCCCTCGAACGGTGTCAGAGTCCATGACGTATGGCTCAGTCGGGAGAGCTTCTGCGGCTGATGGTTCGGATGGCACAGATAGAGCACATCCGCGGACTGCGCCCATTTCAATCCCGGCAGCTCGGCTGCGGTGTAAGGTGTACTCAGCTCGACCGGGGCGCCGGCGGGCTGCTCGATCCGCCCGCGATCCTTGAAGAACCGGAAATAGTTTGCGCCGGCTTCGATGACATAGGCCTGCTCGGTCGAGAACTCGAACGGGATCAGCCGGATCGGCCCATTCGTCTTGGCTGCCGCCACGAACCGGGTACCGGGGCGCCGCAGCGCCGGGCCCTGCGCCGTCAGGATGAAGTTCTGCACCAGCCGGCACGAATTGTCGTATTTCTGCAGATCGACCCGTCCGAACAGGTCGGGCGACCATTCGCCGGCATTGAAGGTGCTCAGCAGCGTCGATGCGCGCGGCATGGGTCAGTTCCTGCTCGCCAGCCAGACATCGGCATCGAGCTCGCCGACGCCGCCCTCCTGCGCATCGACACTCCGGGCGAGCGCAAGCGTATCCAGATAGTATTCGCGCATGGCATCCACCCGCGAGGCGCTCTCGGTGAGATTGGCGGCGAGATAGACGCCGAGCCGGGCGGCGATCGATTCCGCCAGCAGCGGATCGAAATCCGCCGGATCGTCGATCTGCGCTACATACAGGATCTGCAGCGGCGCCGGGTAATCGGTGAGGATGCGCCGCCCCTCGATCCGGTAATTCTCGCCGCGCGCCACGCGATGGACCCGCAAGCAGCGCTCCGGCAAGGGGCCGGTCGGCAGCTCGTATTGAAAGAGGTAACCCCAGGCCGGAAGCTCGGCCAGCGCCGGCAGGGCCGCGCGCCGCATCGCCGAATTCCACGGATATGATCTGAGCACGATGTCGCGGATCGCCGTGAAGTTGCGCAGGCAGAGATTGGCCGTCTTGGTGCCGTCCTCCAGCGAGGTCAGCGGGTCGGCGCCGAGCAGGTCCAGCGCCCGGTTGCAGATCGATACAACGGAAATCGTCATGGAATCCCCTGGATTAAAAGCCGGGCGACGCATGTCGCCCGGCTGGTATCTACCTCAGTCGATCACATAGAAGATCTGCACCCGCAGCGTGCCGGAGGACGGCAGCGCGGCAGCGGCGATGGTGATGAGCACGATCTCCTCCGCCGTCGTGGGCTCTCCGGCCGCCGCCGCGGGGCCGAAGAAGGTCGGCGTATCGACCGCGGTGAAGGTCGCCGCGGCGCGGTACTTGGCGGCGGCGCCGGCCGGCCCGATCGAGATGGTCGAGCTGCCGAGCGAGACGGTGGAGTTCAGCAGGCCGAACAGCACCCGCGCGCCCCTCGGCAGGCGGGCGATCTCGATCGTGTCCGTGGTCGGCTGCGCGTTCAGCACGACCTTCTCATTGAAGCAGCGCACGCGGCCATGCACGTCCGAGACGATCGGCAGATCGACCGGCATGGTGTTGCGCAGCTTGGCCATCTGCGTTCCGTATTGGGTAGCCATGAATTTCTCCTGGATTGAAACGGAATTGATGCGATCTGCGGCCTCGATCAGGCCAGGGTCGCGATCTCGACGACGCCTTCCTCCTCCATGCGGGTGGCGCCGATCGACATCGAGTAGTAGACCTGCGTCGCATAGGATTTGTCGGCGCGTTCGGTGATCTTCACCGTCGGCACCTGGCCGAGCGCCAGGCACAAGGCGGACTTCCGCCAGGCGAGGCAGGCGCGGTCGCCGCCGGAGTTCAGGTTCAGCCGCTGGGTGCGGATGAACTTGAAGCCGAGGAAGGTGTCGAGCTGGCCGGCGGCCAGCGCCTTCACGCTGTTATAGTCGCTGGAGGTCACCTGGGTGGTGTTCAGCAGCACGGTGATGTCCTTGGCCGGGCAGGCGATGTAGCGCGGCTCGTCCGGGTCGTTCTCCGCCGCATCCAGGATCTCCTTCGCCGCCAGCAGCTTGGCGAGCGTGAGACCGGTGGCGTTGACCGCCACCTTCTGGCCCGCCGGCAGCGCGATCTGGTTCTGCCCGGTCTTTCCGGTGCGCGCGGTGCCGTTCGCCGCGGTGATGATGACATCGTCGATCGCGCGGCCCATCGCATAGGCCGCCGCCTGGCTGTAGGAGCTGGTGGGATCGTTCAGCGTCTTCACCAGGTCGAGGCGGTCGACCAGGTCGGAATACTCGTAGTCCTCCAGCACCGCCTGGCGGCGCGAATGCGGCGTCTCGGTATAGGGCGTATCGGCGTGGCGCGACATCCGCTTGATCGCGGTGCCGGCACCCACCTGGTCGAAATAGGCGATTTCGCCCTCCACGTTTTCCTGGCGGACGGCTTCGCGGAAGCGGCTGCCCTTCTGCTGCACCAGCATCTGGACATTCGCGCTGTACATGTTGACGAACGCGGTTTGAATCTGCGAGGACATGCCTCGTTCTCCTTTCAGGCTTGACCGTTGACGGGACGAAGACGGCACGGTTGCCCGGCATCGCGCCGCGCCATACGGGATGGGGCGACGCAATGGATCCGGACCGCACCCGGCGCTGACGCGCGCCGTGATCGGCCTGCTGTTCAGGCGGTCAACCGGGCCGCCGCTTGAGATCGCTGCGGCGGTTGTCCGGGATTTGAGCTCTACGCATTCCCTCGATAGGCGCGCTCGAACAGCGACTGCATCCGCTGCACGGTGGAGTCATGCTCGGGATGCGACTTGTCGAGATAGGGATGCCGTGGATCGGAACGCGCTTCCGCCTGCACACGACGGATTTCGGCACCCACATCCATGCCGCCGGCACCGCTCGCCCGGCCGCCGACCAGCGTATCCTCGCCCAGGCTGCGGCCGATCTTCGCCAGCAGGTTCATCAGCGCCACGTCGCCGATCTGATCGGCGATCGCGCTCAATTCCGCATCTTCGATCACATAGACGCCGAGCGCGCGGCGGGCTTCCGTCATGCGGGCCGGAAAGCTGCTGCCCCAGGCCTGGCGGAGTTCGGCGAGACTGTCGGCGGGCTCACCGGCGGTATCGCTCATGCAGGAGCGGCAATAGCCGATATAGGCATCGTGGAGCGCGCCGGCCTGGTCGCCGGTCAGGCCGATGCGATGCGCCGCATCGCGAAACCAGGCCGCATGCGCGGCATCGTAGGGAAAGCCGTCTTGCGGTTCGGTGAACGCATAATCCTCCGGCGATGCCGGCCGGCCGAGTCGGTCCCAGAAGCGCTGCCGCTCCTCGTCGGAGGAATCCATCGTCGGCACCACCAGGCGGTCGCTGCCGAACTGGCGTTCCAGGTTCATATAGCTGCGCACCGCCTCCTCCGGCGATCGCCATCCCTTCGCGGAAACCACCGCCACCACATCCGGCGCGAAGCCGGCGCACCATTGCGGTGCCGGGCGTTCCGCGGCGCCGCCCATTCCTCCAAGCGCGTCATCGATCATCTTCGGCCTCACTGAAATAGCTGGGGAAATCTTCCGGCCGCAGCCCGCAGAGCTCGGCGATATGCAGGAACACGTCCCGGGCACCTTCGTTGAAAGCGGTCTGGTGCGGATCGCCCGGAACAAAGCTCGATTGCCCGACCCGGCAATAGCGCGCGAGATCGACCAGAATCCGCCGCGCGGCGGCGGATTCGCTTCCCAGATGCTCGCGATAGGCCGCGGCCACCCGCCGGGCCTCGCGCATCTGGTTCACGCTCAACAGCCACCGCGCGCCGGGCTTGACCGACCCGGATCCGTTATCCCCCCTCATCGCGCCACTCCTTGCATTGCTGGCCCGTCCGGCACAGGCGCCCCTGGCAATGACGCTTCGGCGCTGCCGGACATCGCTTCCGGCGACGATGCCGATGCGGCGCCGGCCAGCCCTCGCAGCGCGCCTTGCAGCATGTTCGCCATGCCGTCCCCGCCCTGGCGTTGCGCCTCGACCTTCTCCTGATCCACCAGCAGCGCCGTCGGCACGCCGAAGGAACGCATGATCGTGCGCCCGATCGCATCGGAATCGAGATTGTCGTAGACGTTCGGCCGCACCGCGCCGAGCGGCGCCAGAGCCTCCAGCGCACGGGTGATGGCGGCGCCCTCCCCCGCTTTCTGCGCCCGCGCCAAAGGCGAGACATAGTCGATCTTGATTCCCGCCCGCGCGAGCTGCTTCGGCGGTTTCGGCAGCATGCCGGCCCGGCTCATGATGCCGAACTGCCGGCGAATCAGCGGATCCAGGAACTCGCTCTGGATACGGCCGAGATGCGGCCCGATCAGCCGCAATTTTTCCTCCTGGCGCGCCAGCACCTCGGTCGCGGTCTGGTTCGGCTGCTCCACCATCTGCAGCAGCGAATAGAAGAAGGCTTCGCGCACCGCCTTGCGCCGCTGTTCCTCGAGATCGAGGCCGAGATTGACATTGCCCGCGGTATGCAAGGGTTCGTAGCGCCGGCGCCCGTTCTCGTCGAGGCCGCCATAGATGATGCCGCCCGGATGCGTGCGGATGCCGCGCACCGCCGATTCATCGACCGCGAGCAGCGGCGGGTCCACCGCCTTCTGCGCCGCCACGATGGTCGTCTTCGACATCGCGTTCAGCATCTTGATGTCCGGCAGGGCCAGCATCGCCGGGCTGTCGCCATAGGTCCCGCGCGAAGCGGTCGACCAGCGCGGCACCTGGTAGGGGAACTCCATATAGCCCCCTTCGTCCAGCAGCACGCGGCCTTCGATATCGATATAATAGCTGGCGAACGGCATCGCCTTGGCGATACGCCCGCGCGGCGCGGCGCCCATCGCGGTGGCATCCGCCCGCGGCATCACCGCATGCAGGAACGGGAACCGGCGCTCCGGCTCCTTCTCCAGCGCCCGCAGCACCGCCGGGCTGCATTTGTCGCCCCATTTCAGGTGCGCCTGGCGCGCGGAGAAGTGAAAGCGGCGGAACACCGTGTCCACCTCCTCCCGGTCGTTCTCGGCGATGAAGCACTCCGCCAAGTGCCGGCAGGAATAATGCACCTCGCCGGTCGCGCGGTTTTCCTCCACATAGAAGATGCCGGTGCCGAAGGTAACCAGGTCGGCATAGAGCTCCATGACCCGGCTGTAGAAACGCTGTCCATTGGCGCCGAAGGCATCGCTCATGCGGCGCGTCACCTCATCCAGCCAGATCCGCGTCTCGTCATTCTCGTCGGATTCGTCCAGCCGCGAACGCAAGGCGAACCAATCGTTCGCCGAGTTGGTGATCATGCCCCACAGCCCAGCCGCCAGGTTCTCCACCGCAAGGGCGGCGGTGCCGTCGAACAGCTTCTGCATGCGCTTCTCGCCCGGGCTCTTGTGCAGCGTGAAATCCGCGCGCAGCGGCTGCACGAGCTCGGCGATCTCCTGCCATTGCGATTCCAGCGTGGCGCGCTCGCCGGCAAGCGATTCCTGCCGGCGGATCAAGTCGAGTACGATCGCGTCCATATGATTTCCGGTCTGTTTCGGGCGCTCTGATTCAAGCCCTCTCCCCCCCCGAGAGAGAGTTGGGTGAGGTGGCGTCTCAGCGAGGGACCTAAGCCCCCAGCACCGCGGGCTTCTCCACCGGCGCCTGGGCGGTATCGCCCAGCCCGCTGGTCAAGACCGTCGATTGACGGCCGGTGGTCTCGCGCAGCCGTCGG